TGCATCCTTTAAGACATACGCAAACTTTCTAGCGTGTTCGGACTTGTCTTGGCAATATCCGTACATCCATGCAAAATTTGCACACGTTTCTGGTAGGACACCCAGATTCGGGCAAACCACAACACAACCCGCACTCATTGCTTCAATTACAGAAATACAACCTGTTTCCTTGTATGTACAAGGGTATGCAAGAATGTGAGTTTGTTGAAGTGCTGAACGAATTTCTTCATTGGAAACCGTTCCATGATAATTTACATTTGGTGTCTCCCTGCATGCCTTATACAAGGGTTCATAATCTTTATCCTTTTCATCCCAGCCATATATTTTGAAACTGGAATAAATATCAAGTTCTACATTCTCATATTTTGCAGCACGAAAAGCAGCAATAAGAACATCTAAGCCGCGATGGGGAGTAGAAATATATGCAAGTCGTATTGGACCATTTTTGGATTTTGTATGAGCTGGAATTGGTTCAATAGCATTCTTTAGTATAACACTCTTTTCATATTCAACTCCAAGATCAAGATTATACTTTTCGAGGCACCAATCAGACGGAAATACAAACCGTTCAAATTTATCTCGTTCTTCCTTCTTCTTGAGAAATTGTACTTCTGGATCCTGAGAAGTGTCCTGAAACCAAAGAATTTTAGGTTTGTCTTCAAGTGTCCGGACTCTTGAAAGAATGACCTGATAGTAGTTCCAGATGGCCTCAGGCACCCGCTCCTTGACTCGAGCATAAACTAACTCACTTCCACCCTTCGCATCTCTTGAGGCCTCGACTACATCAAATTCAGTAGTACTTTCTTCACTCACTTCATTCCGTTTTTTAACTTCATTTATTTTCTCGTCATCAAATACAATTAAACTCATTTCTCACTTCCATATCTATAGTATAACAGATTCTTTCAAATTTGTCAAGTTTTTTTCAAAAAAATATCCCCTGAAGTATTCCATTCAGGCGATATTGTAAAGCACCATCATGCCAAACTTCAACATCCTTTCCTTCTTCTTGCAACTGAACGGCATAATGTGAAGCACTATCTTTTGTGTACATCAATATCTTATCATTTTTAGTTTCCACCGAATAAGGGTACTGTTCTATGGGAGTTAGCATAATTCTCCTATAAGTGAAATCCTGTTTTACAAATATAGTAAGAATCTACTATATCAGAAACAGGGTTGGATATTTTAGTTGATTTCGGAGATAATTGACTCTGGAGATCAACTTGTGTTTCAGATAAAAATGTCTCATACATTAAGTCTTTACTAGCATTTCCCTTTCCAGTAGCGTATTTTTTAATTACTGTGGGGGGAATCACAGTATATTTAAAACCAGCTTCCCTGAGCTGTTTCTTGAGTATTCCCGTATTTTCTGCAATATTGAATACTCTACCAGTTGCACCATAAGCATAATTTTCTAAATAAACTTCGCTTACCCGGCCATCAAACCAACGAATACATTCGATCGTCCAATGGGCCAGTTTACTAAATCTATCAATATCATCGGTATATTCTGGATAATTATGTGCAATAATTACATCACCTAATGATTTATGTGATTTATTTTGTTTCAAAAAATGAAATTTACAATTACAATATTTAATATCACCATCTACTACCTCTGCCGTGCAAACAGCAGGTGAAGTTAATGAATAGTCAATGCCTGCAACATAATTACGCTTCGATGTCGTCATAATAAGATTCCATTAGAATCCCACAAAAAGAACAATGATATGCCTGCTCTCCATGTCTGTTTGGTATGTCATCCGACTCATACATCATAGTATATGTCGCATCACAATTACTGCATTCGATATTTAATTCTACTTCCATTACTTTCCGATTATAAGTCTACAATTTCACAACCGCCGTCAGCTGAACAAGCAAGTTCTTGTGAAGCAACAGTATAATCTTGTTGTTCATAATTAGATAATTCTGTCCAATCCACTTCTTGCGGGACTCTGGATAGAAGTTCGCTATATTCTTCTTTCGTACAATCTTGGTACGGCGGTTGTCTATATGTATGTTCACTAAAAGGCAAGAACGAAATACCACTAATTGAATCGAAATTATTCCAAACCCAAGCACCCACATCAAACCATTCATCTTCTTTAACAGATACAGTAATAGATGGTTTATGCTCGCACCAATATTCTTGATATGCAGACCATAATTCTAATTGATCGATTGCAGTCATATCTGTACGACAAACTGCTCCCTTTGGGCTTTCAAATGGAAAGGAAAAAACAGTTGTATGTTCTGGTTTATTCACATCAGGCTCATTAGGAAACTTCTTTTCTTTCATCATTTTACATAATGGATCTTTATTATCTGCCCTTACAGTCCGTATATAAAAAGGACTATGACGGGCATGAATACCAGAAGCAGAATCAACAAGCTGAGACACAGTGCCACTTGGTTTAACGCAGGTAATAGCTGCTGATCTTTTAATTCCCAATCTATCTGCCCATTCTTTGTTTGTTTCATATGCTACCTTTCGTAAATCATCCAATAATGATTCCAATCCTTTTTTCTTACCATTAGTCAAAGGATTGTCTAATATTCCTGTAAGTGATACCCCAAGCAGTCGTTCCTCAGTACAGTTTTTCCCCCATTCTCTGGTGAGATATCTAAAATTGGTAAGAGTTGATTGGAATGTTCCAAGGATAGTTGCAATCCTGACTTTCTTAGAAAGAGATTCGGGAGTGTCCCATCTTCGGATAACGCATTCCGATAAGTTGCAGAATTCTCTGCTTCTAAGAATAATCTCGCTGCAGGGGTTAGTCCCAAAATCTTCTCTAGGTTCTCGTCTAAATATAAAATCTCCGCTCCCATTGATTGCCTTTTCATTTAATTTAATTACTTGATCTTTTGCAGAAACACCATTATATATCCCCCTCTCTCCTGATTTAGAATCATAAAGAGACAACCATTCTCGCATAAAAGTGCCTGTATTTGGTTTTCCTTTATAATTAACAGAATTATTCGCTAATGTTCGTTGAACATTGTGCTCCCACCATTGTCCAGATTTTGCATGACGCATTTCTCTGTCTTCGAGATCGGATAAACTAATGAGTGCCGAACGGCGAACACCCCCAACAACAACTATCTCTGCAATCTTGCAAACAAGGTCATGACATTCAATGGGTTTTAATTTTCTCCCAGCTGCATTTTGAAATATATTAATTGAAAATCGAAACAAATCATCAAGTGGTTCCGGCCCAGAAGCGCGGCCACCAAATGTTTTTAATGGTTTTCCAGCAGGACGAACCCTAGACAGATCCCATTGCGGAATTTGACCAATCCATAATAAACTTAAAAATTCTTTATACGCTTTTGCCCATCCTAATTTAGAATCTGCAACTATAATTGTTGTTTCAGTAGGATGAAATTCATCTGCAATTAGTGATAATTGCGACACATTAACATTCTCAACACTAAATCCAACCCCTGTTCCATTCATTAAAACATAAAGGATTTCATCAAAAGAACGTGGACTGTCAATTTTGACATAAGAACAATTATAACCCGCTACGTTCTCTTTATGAAGAGCTTCTCCCGCTGTCATCAAACAACGCATAGAAGGCATGACGTTTAACGCCAATACTTCTCCCTTCAATTCCTCCACTAAACCATTTTCCAAATCGAAATCACATTCTTTTTTTAAATGTTCTTGAAAAAAAGTAAAATAACGATCTATCGTTTCTCCCCATGTTTCTCTTCGTTTCTTATCGTAATCCCATCGTGCATACCGTGAAAGATGAATAAATTGTTGGTATTGGGTAGGCAAGACAGCGGGATTTTGATTCATTTTTTCCTCCAAAAAGCAAGTTGTGTTTGAGCTAGCAAACCACAGTAAGTGTTGGTATTTATTATTTCTACTAATTTAATTTCTGATGTACCAGAAAGTACCATATCATTCAAATCTTTTTGTTCCATTTGATATGGCCAGATACAAATATTCCACCCATTCTCAATCATCTTTTTCATTCTAGAAATGATTTCTGTATTTCTAGGTTCATTATCAAATACTATCGTGCCAGTATGATTATCTAACGCTTTTGATATCCCAATTTGTGATTTTAAATTTGCATCCGAACCTGCCATTGCAATACAATTCGGCAGGAACATCGAATCAATTGGCCCCTCTACCACATAAAACTGTTTCGTCAAATCCAGACGTTCCAATCCAAATATCTTCGGTGAATCTTCGTCTATCTTAATAGTTATATAACGTAAAGTTGTATTAGTAAATGCTCGGCCCTGAAATGCAATTAATTGTTTATCCTTATCATAAAACGGAATTATTATTCGTTGTTCCCTTTCATTCAACTCGTAATCACGATTCGTTACATCTTTAACGAACATTTTAAAGTCACCTGTATAATATAGGTGTCTTAGAAATTGAGGTGGGATAGCACGATTGATTAGATATTTTTTTGCAA